TTCGGTTGCATCTGAACAATTTGCAACAAAATTTAGAAAACTTGATAATAGTGAATACTACGAAGAAATAAATGATATTGATATTGTTCACGAAGAACCAAAAAGAAAACGGAGAAATGTATGAAACAAGTTATTGTTGAAAGAGCAGTTCCAACAAATAAAAAACTTTACAATAGTATAAAGGCAAGAATTAAAAGAAAATATAAAGTATGGCCAAGTGCTTATGCATCCGGTGCTCTTGTTAAGGCATATAAAGCTGCCGGTGGTGGTTATCGTAATGTAAAAGAAGTTATTACAAATCCAACATATCAATTAGAGGGTTATGGAACGAATGAATGTGGTAAAATAACAGAATTACATTTTGGTTTACAAGAAAGTGGTTTGACTTCCGTTAATGAGGCAGAATATCGTGGTAGAAAGGTTTCTCTAGGTAAACCATTTAGAACACCAGGTGGTCCAAAAAAGTTTTCCGTTTATGTCAAAAAACCTAATGGAAACGTTGTTAAAGTAAACTTTGGACATAAAGGTGAAGGTGGAAAAAAAACAATGCGTATTAAAAAGAGTAATGCAGCTCGTAGAAAATCTTTTCGTGCTCGTCATAATTGTCAATCACCTGGACCAAGACACAAGGCGAGATATTGGTCATGCCGATTTGGATGGCCTTCAAGTGGCAAAGGTGCAATAGATAAAACATAATATATGAATGTTAGTATTTACAAAGCAGTTATGCAACCATTGTTATCCGCTAATAATGTTGCTAATATATCAGTTTTTGCGTCTATCATGGCGAAGGCATATCAAGCGGCTACTGTTGGTTTTGCAAAAACAACTTATGGTGCAACTCTTGTAAAAGGAGATACTGCATTTTTAGAAAGTTGTATAAATAATGCGTTAAATGCAAATTTTACAGATAAAACAAGAAGTGTTAATTTATCCGCATATAAATTGATGGCTGCTGGTTTCCTGGGTTATTGGGCAACTGCAACATTTACACCATTATATCCTGTGGATAAAATGGATGTGCTTGCTACTCCAACCAAAGTTTTGATTCCAGGACAATTAAATCCGTTGGGTAATAATTTATTTTATTCATTTGTTTTGGGATATACTGATGCTCATTTGTCTGCAATAACAACATCATTGCTTGCTTTTCAAAGAACAATATCCGGCGAAATAAAAGGAAGTAAAAGCGGAGCTGCTGTGATTATACCATGGACTGGAATAATATAAATTTATTTTCTGATATTTATGTGTATGAATAAATGCACAGAAAATATCGTTAGAGAAATAATCAGAGAATACTTTCGTTCAGTTTTGATTGAAGGTAAAAAACCCAGTGGTGGACTAACCGGATGGTTTAGAGAAAAGTGGGTTGATATTTCCCGTAAGAAAAAAAGTGGTGGACACCCGCCATGTGGCGCCTCCGCTGGAAGTAAAGCCAGAAAGGGTGGTAAAAGAGCATACCCCAAATGTGTTCCCGCAGCAAAAGCCGCTTCAATGTCATCAAAACAAAAAAGAAGTGCCGTAACACGAAAGAGAAAAAAAGGTGCAACTGGTCGTGGTAGGGCAAAAATGGTTTCAACATATACAAAGGATTAAAGATGGAAGATGTTTTGGTAAAAAAAATTGGTGATTACATAAAAATTTTCTCCATTGGACTGTTTGTAATAATGTTCTTATACATTGTCTATGACAATTACAAATCAAAAGAACAAATAAAGTCTTCAACAAAAACAAAGGATAGTTTGGAGGCATTGATAAACAAATATGAACTTGATTATGTTGATCTAAAAAAACGAGCAGATAAATTGGATTCTCTTATCAAAGTTCGTAAAGATAGTATTTTAATAATAAAAGAAAGATTCTATGTTTACAAAAACCGAGAAATAAAAAATCCAGATGAAGCAACTAAACTTATTAAGAAATTTTTGAATGAGTAATATATGAAATATCTTATTGCATTATTGTTTTCCGTTTCAGTAACTTTTGCTTCCGAAAAAGATTCCCTCATTTGTTTTACGAAACCCGAAGTAACTAAATTGTGGAATAAAATTCAACTCATAAGAGATTCAGTCGAATATCTGACTGCGGTTGTAAATGCACAGGATACTGTAATAGATTTATATGTTTCTAGGTCTGATATGTTTATCGAACAGTTGAAAAACAGAGACCAATCACTCGCCGCTTGTAAACAAAGGAGTGTAGAATTAGAAAAAATAATTGATGAACTACAACCTAAATGGTATGATAATAAATTTTTGTGGTTTCTAACTGGAGCCGCTTCTGTTGTTGGAATAATACTTGTAGTTCAATGAGTCAAAGTAATAAAAATCTTAAAGACATTATCAAAGAGGAATTTGCTAAATGTGCAAGTAATCCGGTATACTTTATGAAAAGGTATGCAAAGATTCAACACCCAACTCGTGGCAAAATTCTTTTTGAATTATATCCATTTCAAGAAGATGTCCTAAAAGAATTTAATGATAACCGATGGAACATAGTTCTAAAATCTCGTCAGTTGGGCATCTCTACTCTTATTGCTGGTTATTCACTTTGGTTAATGTTGTTTAATCAAGATAAAAACATTTTGGTTATTGCTACCAAACAAGAAACTGCAAAGAACTTGGTTACAAAAGTTCGTGTTATGTATGATAATCTTCCAAGTTGGTTAAAAACCGGTGTTCAAGAAGATAACAAACTATCACTTCGTTTTAAGAATGGTTCACAAATTAAAGCCGTATCTGCTGCTGCTGACTCTGCTCGTTCTGAGGCACTTTCACTTCTGATTATAGATGAGGCCGCCTTTATTGATGACATAGATAAGATATGGGCATCTGCACAACAAACATTGGCAACTGGTGGAACTGCAATAATAAACTCTACACCAAACGGTGTTGGTAACTTTTATCACAAACAATGGGTAAAGGCAACATTAGGTGAAAGTTCATTTAATCCAATAGAATTATTATGGCACGTTCATCCAGACCGTGATCAAGCATGGAGAGACGAACAAGATGCTCTTCTCGGACCAGATTTGGCAAAACAAGAATGTGATGGAAATTTTCTTGCATCTGGCCGTTCTGTTATTGATGGTGAATTGGTTCAATGGTATAGAGAAACTTATGTCTGTGAACCAAAAGAAAAACGTGGTGCAGAAGATGCTTATTGGATTTGGGATTATCCAGATCCTAACAAAACTTACATTGTTGTAGCCGATGTTGCTCGTGGTGATGGAAACGATAACTCAGCATTTCATGTTCTTGACATAGATAATTTAGAACAAGTTGCAGAATATCGTGGAAAACTTGATACAAAATCATACGGTAATATGTTAGTATCAGTTGCTACTGAATATAACGATGCAATGCTTGTTATTGAAAATGCTAACGTTGGTTGGGCAGTAATTCAACAAGTTATAGATAGAGGTTATCCAAATCTGTATTATACCTACAAAGAAGATGGATATGTTGATCCATCTATTCAAATTCCAAAAGGTTATGACTTAAAGGATAAATCACAGATGGTTCCTGGATTTACAACAAGTGCAAAAACAAGACCACTTCTAATTTCAAAATTAGAAACATATTTTCGTGAAAGAACGCCTATTGTAAAATCTGCAAGATTGACCGAAGAACTTCTTGTATTTGTTTGGAATGGTTCAAAGGCGGAAGCACAAAATGGATATAACGATGACTTGGTTATGTCATTTTCTATTGGTCTTTGGGTTAGAGACACTGCAATAAAACTTCGTCAAGAAGGTTTGATGAAGACTAGAATGAGTTTAGATTATATGGGAAAATCAACAACACCACTTAAATCTTCATATCAATATGGTGATGACAGAGATGGTTGGAGTATGACTGTAAATGGTCAAAACGAAGACCTAACTTGGTTAATAAAATAACGTTTCTAATTTTTCCTACATATTTATATTAAGTTTACAGTATACAAAATAGGTGACAAATGGCACAAAAAAAATCATTATTTGATAGGTTAAAAACACTTTTTTCAACTAATGTTGTTGTTCGTAATGTTGGCGGTAAAAAATTAAAAGTTGTTGATACTGCAAGGTATCAAGGAGATGGAAACCCGCATACATCAAAAGTTATTGACCGTTATGGTAGATTGCATGGAACAAAAGGAACACCCATTTCCGTATACAATCAGTATAACTCGTTTTCTGCTACAAAAATAGATTTATACACAGATTATGAAGCAATGGACACGGATGCCATCATTTCATCTGCACTTGACATATATTCCGATGAAAGCACTCTAAAAAACGATCAAGGTGATGTTCTAACCATACGAACTGATAACGATAACATTCGTAAAATACTTCGTAATCTTTTTTATGATGTTCTTAACATAGAATACAATTTATGGCCATGGATTCGTAATCTATGTAAATATGGTGACTTCTATCTTTATCTTGATGTAAAAGATGAATTGGGCGTAACAAATGTTGTTCCATTTTCACCATACGAAATGCAAAGAGAAGAAGGAACTGATCCAGAACATATCTATATGACAAAATTTATTTATGAAGGTCCTTTAGGTAAAGGTGAATTTCAAAATTATGAAATCGCTCATTTCCGTCTTCTCGGTGACACTAACTTTTTACCATACGGTAAATCTATGTTGGAAGGTGCTAGAAAACTTTTCAAACAGTTATTACTCATGGAAGATGCGATGTTGATACATCGTATTATGAGAGCACCAGAAAAGAGGATATTCAAAGTTGATATTGGTAACATACCCCCAGCAGAAGTAGACCAATATATGAATAACCTTATGAACAGAATGAAGAAGACACCTGTTATCAACGAACAAACCGGTGACTACAATCTTCGTTTCAATATGCAAAACCTTTTAGAAGATTTTTATCTTCCTGTTCGCGGTGGTCAATCTGGTACCTCCATTGAAACACTTGCTGGTTTACAATATGATTCTATTCAAGATATTGAGTATTTACGTTCAAAAATCTTTGCCGCTCTAAAAGTTCCAAAACCATATTTGGGCTATGATGAAAGAGTTGAAGGTAAGGCAACACTTGCTGCTCTTGATATTCGTTTTGCAAGAACAATAGAGAGAATCCAAAGAATTGTTATTTCAGAATTAACAAAGATAGCCATTGTCCACTTGTATGCACAAGGGTATGAAAATGCAGACTTGGTAAACTTTGAGTTGGGATTGACTGGTCCTTCTATTATCTACGAACAAGAAAAAGTTGCTCTTATGAAAGAAAAGGTGGATTTGGCCGGAACTCTTGTTGAAAAGAAACTATTTTCATTAAAATATATTTATTCAAACATATTCAATCTTTCAGAAGATGAGGCAGAATTTGAAAAGAATGAAGTTCTTGAAGATATTAAACATGCATTCCGTCAAAAACAAATTGAAAACGAAGGAAATGATCCAGCGGTAACAAAGGAATCATTCGGAACACCACATGATATTGCAAGTATGCAAGTTCGTGGTGGTGGTAAAATGATAAATGATGTAGAAGTTCCAGAAGGTGGTTGGCCAGGTGCTGGTAGACCTGCTAAAAATCTAAATTATGGAACGGATAAGAGTCCATTTGGTAGAGATCCTATCGGAATGAAGGATGTTGGTAATACATTGAAAGTGAATCAATCGCCAAAGGCAAATCATAAAGGCAATTCTCCATTATCTCTTGAAAACAAAGATGTTGAAAAATTGATTGGTAGTATGTCTGGTATTAAAATTAAAACTAAAACAATAATATCAGAAAGTCTTAAACCATCAAATATACAAGAAAATGAACCAAATTTACTGGATGAAAACAATTTATTAGATGAATTGTAATTTTTTCTATATTTATTCTATGAAAGTGCACACAAACAGGTATAAGGAAAAATGAAGAAAATAAAACATTCAAAGTTCAAAAATACTGCAATGTTGTTCGAGTTATTAACAAGACAGATAACATCAGACATCATTTCTTCAAACGAATCTGTTGCAATTCAGATTCTAAAAAAACATTTTAATAAGAGCACAGAACTTATTAAAGAGTATAGACTCTATAAAACTCTTTCTGACGAGAAGTTAAAGTCTGATACAAAGGCAAATATGTTAATAGAAGCTGCATTGAAGGCAAGACGAGGATTGAATAAAAATAAATTGCAGAATGAAAAGTATGAGTTGATTAAAACGATAAAAGAAAATTTTGAAATAGATTCCTTTTTTCAAACAAAAGTTCAAAATTACAAATTATTGGCTTCGATATACAAAATTTTTGAATATAACGAATTGGAAAATCCCGTTGAGATTACAAAATCAAGAATAACCATTCTCGAAAATATAACATCAAAACAAAATAAATCCAATTTAACAGAAGATGTTTATATTTCAAATGAACCAAAAGAAGTTCGTTTGATGGCATACAAATACCTTGTTGAAAAATTTAATGCAAAATATAGCAATTTAACAGAACCACAAAAGGTTTTGTTAAGAGAATATATTGAAAATGTTAGCAACACTAACAACTTAAAGTCTCTTGTTCAAACCGAAGCTGTAACTATAAAAAGATTGTTTTCAAAGAATATGCATAGAGTATCTGATAAATCTCTTAAAATAAAATTACAAGAAGTGGTTGGACTTTTAGATGAATACGAGACAATTAAAAAGGTAGAAGAAAATCACATATCTTCTTTGCTTAGATATTACAGTATTATAGACGATTTATCTTGGAGTAAATAATGTCAGTAAATGAAATACATCCGTATAACTTTCCATCATCACAGGCAAATGAATTTCAAAGAAAAGGACATCCTGGCAAATTTTTACAGTCTATAACCTGTGCCGCCGGGACAACTTATTTCACAGGATCAAATTATGGAATGGGTGGATTGATAGTTCCAAGTGGGACAACAGGAACGGCATCATTCTCAAACGGTGGAGAAATACCATTAGCAACACTTGCCGGTGCACAACGTATATTTGAAATTTCATTATCCTCTGTTAAAGTAGATTCTGGTACGGTTTATGCTCTAATAAGAAATCAACTTGCTAAATAAGGTGATATATGAATGTTGAATCTTTCATAAAAAAATTAAAAGAATCCGAAGAATATCGTCAATTTTCAGAAGAATTGGCATTGGATGAAATGAGCACTACTGCTTCTGTTCCCGGATATCAGACACCTAATGCATTTGCTCCAAGTGAAAAGGAATTTGAGAAAAGCAGTAAAGAAAATGCAGAAACTATGGGATATACTGTTGTTCCTAAAAAATCAAAAAGAAATTATGAATCCATTTACAAACAAGCAATGGGTGTAATTAACGAAGGAACATACAAAGAATTTCGTGGAGACGAAACTCGTAGTAGTAATAGAAAAATAAATGATTCTATAAAAAATATAAACAGAACAATCTATGAAGTTGAAAGAGTTGTTGAACACGCATTGAAATTAAAAACAGAAATGAATGTTGATCAAAGAACTCTTTGGGGAGAATCTATGAGTAGATTGCGAAAAATATCAGAAAGAATAAACAGAATTACTAAAAAAATACACGAATTAGGTGCTTAATATGAAAGAACTACTCGTAGATACTATACTATTTAATGTAAATCCAAAAATGATTTCCGAATCTGAAAAGAAAAATAGCGGAAAAGTTATAGTCTCAGGAGTATTACAAAGAGCTGAAGCAAAAAATCAAAACGGTAGAGTTTATCCAAAAAAGATTTTAACGCGTGAAGTTAAAAAGTATGCTGCAACTAATATAAAAGAAAATAGAGCTCTTGGTGAACTTGATCATCCAGATTCTTCGGTAATAAATCTTCGCAATGTTTCCCATAATGTTCTTGGCGTTGATTGGAAAGGAAATGATGTTGTTGGAACTGTTGAGATATTGCCAACACCATCTGGAAACATTTTGAAACAACTTCTTGGTGCAGGTATTCGTCTCGGAATATCATCAAGAGGGTTGGGTTCTGTTGAAGAAATAAGTGAAGGAACTGTTGAAGTTCAAGACGATTTTGAATTGATTGGTTGGGATTTCGTTTCAAATCCATCAACACATGGAGCATTTATGTACCCGAATCCAATGGGTGAAGGGATAAATGAGGGATTGATAACAGAAGGTATTTCCACATCAACCATTTCAAAAATTGATCCAAAAATTCAAAGGATTCACAATAACATAACAAACATTATTTGTGAAATTGGAAATGTTTGTGAATGTATATTTGAAGGGAGATAACAATGCCCTCACTATCACAACAGCAACAAAAACTTATGGGATTAGCTCTTGCTTACAAAAGGGGTAAAGTTTCTGGATCGGAAGTTAGTAAATCAGTAAGACAACTTGCAAATTCAATGTCTGAAAAAGAACTTGCAGCATTTGCAGGAACAAAACACAAAGGACTTCCTAAAAAAGTTGGTGAAACAAAAACAACGATGACAAAGGAAGAAATCAATCAACTTGTTTCTGATGCGGTAAGGGAAGTTATGTCTGAAAAAATGAACACAAAGAATCTTACATCGGAACAAAAACAACAATATATTGAGGCAATATCCAGATACAATGAATATAGAGAAGTGGTTCATCGTTCAAAAAGTCTTCCAGAAGTTGTTTCTGAAATAAAAAGAATGGTAGAATTTGCAACTAAAAATATGGTTGAAGAATCTGGAGATTGGTTTGAAGGTGTTTCACATCGAAGAAACTCAAAACGATTAAAAGAATCAGTAAGTGAATTTCAAAAAATATCAGAAAGAATAGTTAAATTACAAAGAACCCTGGAGTCTATCTACGAAAATATAGGTAAACAACTCGGAACGTTTTATGAAATAAAAAAATAATAAAGGAAATGTTATGTCAGACAGAGTTTATACCAATTCAAAACCTGCTCATGTAAAAGTAAAAGCGGGTGGAATGAATGTAGATACTATGATTAAGGTTTTTAAGCGTAAAGTGAAAGAAGCCGGTATTCTTGAAGAATATAAAAATCGTATGGAATATATTAAACCATCCAAGAAAAAATCAGAAAAAAGAAACGCTGCAATCAGAAGACAAAGAAAATTGGATTCTGAAAACATTTAATGGAGATAAAATGACCTTTACTAGTCTTGAAAAACTAATTCGTGAAGAAACACGGAGAGTTGTTGAAAACCTGGAAAGGTCTTTTTCTTTATACGAAGAAGACGAGGAAACTACTACTGCAGAACCTGCTGCAGAACCTGCTGCAGAACCTGCTGCAGAACCTGCTGCAGAAGAAGAACCTAAAACCGAAGAAGAACCTAAAACCGAAGAAGAACCGGCAGCAGAAGAAGAACCTAAAACCGAAGAAGAACCGGCAGCAGAAGAAGAAAAATCAGATAAAAAAACTGATTCGGAAGAAAAACCTGCTGAAGAAGAAAAAAAACCAAATGAAGAAAAAACTGGATTAAAAACAGTTGGATTTTTAAGCAAAGTTGATGCTGAGAGACTTGATATAAAAACCGATAATTTATATCCAAAGACTCGTGAACATTTATTACAATACGATTATGAAGACATAATCGATGTGTATGATTTAGCAAACGGTGATGAAAAAATAGATTTTTCAAAATTGTATAAAAAAATAGAAAGAATAGCCGTTTCAAAACATACATTGATAAGTAAGGGGAAATTGGATAAACAAACAATAATGGCTCTTCAGCATTATTATGTTAATTCTGATAAAATCAATAACATAATTCGTTTCTCAAAACCATCAATGACAAAACAAGAAATTCAAACACAGATAAAACTTGGAAAGCCAAAAGAAGGGGATGGTAGGGAAAAAAAATATAATAGTGCAATGAATGCATTTTCAATTTATGAAATGGATTATGCGTTTTCAGAACAAATGCAAAGACAGGAATATAGTTTTGTATCATATCGATCAGTAGAAAATGAAAATATATTACAATTATTTGTAGAAGCCGGACAATGGTTTGATAAATCATTTGTAACAACATCATTGAACCCACTTATTTGTGAGGGAACTGGTAAAAAAAGATTACCACTTTTTGAATTTTTTGTTCCAGCCGGAACATCTATATTGACATTGCCATGCGGATTAAATGATTATTGCCACGAAACAGAAGTAACACTACCGAGAAACTGCAGATATACTATACAAGGATTTAATAGTCAAAGAAATATCTATAAAGTATTAGTGGAGCAAACTGATGGCAGATGAAAAGAAAATAAACACAGAAAACAGAGATAAAAGATTTACTTATACCGAAACTGATGCTAAATTTTTGTTTCAATATGGTCCTGTTAAAAAATCTATCGAAAAAACAGAAAAAAAATAACTTACCCAATACTTATACTTACACAATACTCTATCTGTTATAGAGTCCGATATTATTTTTATTGCAATTAGTGTTTCAAATAACACTAAAAATAGTTGGAGATTTTTATGAATGATTTATTGAAAGAAGCTATTGCAGATGCAAAAGCCGTAAAGGAAGTAGCATTAGCAAATGCTAAACTTGCTCTGGAAGAGGCATTCACTCCGCGTTTGCAGTCTATGCTTTCCAAAAAGTTGGCAGAGGAGGCAGAAGCCGAGGAGCCAGTTGAGGAAGGTGAGGGTGAAGAAGAAGCACCCGTAGAAGAATACGGATTCTATAGCGAAGGTGAAGATGAGGAACCTGCTATGGAAGAAGGCGAAGGCGAAGAAGAAGAAGCACCAATGGAAGAAGCTGAAGAAGAAGAAGCTCCTGTTGAAGAAGCTGAAGAAGAAGAAGCTCCCGTTGAAGAAGGTGAAGATGAAGAAGAAGCACCAATGGATGAAGAATTGATGGAAATTATTCGTCAATTAGAAGAAGACATTGATTCATCTGAAATTGGAACTGGTGATAACAAAAAACCATCAGCAGTTGCATCCGATGACAGCACAGAAGACAAATCTGAAAAACTTGTTCAATTAGTTGAAGAAGAAGATG